GTTAGAAACCTCCGCCGCCACTAGGAGCAACACCGAATGAAATAATTTTAAATTCACCGTTGGCACTATCTTTCACCCCTAAACAAGGATCACCGCCATCACCGTCATTCAAGAAAATAACTGTTCCAGCACCAAACAAATTATAAGTTGCGCTATCCGCTTGGTTGAATGCCTGAAGCAAAGGTGTTTGTGCTGTAGTTGATGTTTTGTTAGCAATATATGCTGAGTCAACAATACCTGTAATGGTTGCAGAATCTGCTAGTCCAGCGAAGTTTGCATCTAATTCGCTATGAGTAAGGGGACCACCCTTAGTAGATCTGAGTGTAATCGCCATCTGTATCTCCTTATGACAATCCGCTATCGAAAGTCAAATCGATATCTGTAGAGAATCCAAAGTCGCTATCTGGTAAACCGATAACTCCGCTTGGGTTTGGTGTAACTGTTATTGTTTCTATTTTAATATCGCTATCTGCTAGACCTTGATCCATCATGAATACATCTGCCTTTGAAGTGCGAATAACTCCACCTGTGTTGATTCCGCCATAGAATGAAAGTTTCATCGTAAAATCTAATGTGTAGATAATAGTTCTACGAGATGCTAGATCTCCATCGAAATCATCAGAGAATGATGTTCCCCCTAAAATTACAGGGATATCTTCTTTAAAGTCTGGATACTCACTCGGAAAAGGTTTAATGGTCAGAGTGTACTGTGGATTAAACGTAGGAAGAATCTGCTCAACAAGTTGTAAAGCATCATCTTGATTCTTAGCAATAATATTTAATTGAAATGAGATATCATAGGGAACAGGTGAATAAAATTTCTGCCTATCATTATCTGTTAATCCTAGAGTCTTAAAATTACTGACTTTAGTGAGTTGCCTTGTATTATCATACGCGATACTCGTCATTTCAAAAGACATACGAGGAAGTTTCAAAGCAACCTTAGAGTCGTTTAAAAGATCTGGATTAGTCCTAATTCTTTCTAGGTACTTCGCTCTTGGACCATATGCTAATGGAACCTTCATCTGATTCAGTACAGAACCATCTTTAGCAAGTCTCACAACATACAGGTCATTGAACAGTCTACCGAATATAGAAACTGCTTTTCTTATTTTTTGATGATAGAAATATGTACCGAACATTAACTAGGATCTCCGAATGGGTTAGTTTCAGAGAAGTCAATGAAGTCATCTACATATTGTTTTTCAAACTCTTGGTTTTGTTCAGTCTCTGACATTTGATTTATTTCTATTACCGCATTTGAAGTAAGACCAGTTGTTGCCCCTAATGTACTATTTAGTATCGCAGTTCCGCTGACAAACGTGTGGAACTTACCATCGTCTGCGCCAACATTAGCAAGGAATAAGTGTATCGAAGAATCAGAAGATGAATCCATAGTTATCGCTGTTATTTCACCGCTCATCTTCACGCCACCAGCAATCGTCTGATTAACTTCGTCACCTATATTGTAGGCACTGTCGATAGCAGAACCGCCAATAAACTGAATCGTGACTGCCGAGTCTGTAGTATAACCCCCACCGCTCGTGAGTGTTATAGCATTAACTGCTCCATCCGCAACAGTTGCTGTTGCTGTTGCTATACCTGCGGAATCTGCTGTTCCGCCGTTGAATAGGATAGTTGGAGGTGTAGTGTAATAAGTACCACCTTGAGTTAATGATATTGTTGTGACTGTATTGCTATCGTTTTGTGTAAGAGAAGCAGTTGCTTTCTTAGGAGCAATCATAGAAACTTTATAAAGATATGCATTATCTGTTTCAATATCTTGAACATCTTTAACTTGATTATCAAAGTCTTCACCAGCATATTCAAAGAGAGTACAACGCATTTTAAATACAGGAAGATTTTCTAACTGATAGAAAGGTTGCTCATGTTCAACCATTCTGATCTCGAACATTTTATTCGTGAGCGGTAGGTATATCAGGTCGCCTTCGGTAGGACGATCTAGATCAATTCCACTACCTGCCATTCTATTTACTTGAGTCTTAAATCTAGACTTTGATACTACGAAAGTTGCTTCGTCTCGTATCTCTACGCCAAATCTAGTAAATAGGTCACCTTCACCGTCAAACCCTTCAGAGTTTTCGATGTACATTTCAATCTTATGAGAACTTGGGAATTTAGAAGTAGGATCATCTCCAAGTAACATATCTTCGTTTACGATATGTCTCGGTAGATAGTAAATATCTTGACCATAGATCTTCAATGCCTCAATGACTAGATCTTCATAGAGATTTTGTTCAGATCTTATTTTCTCTGAAAAGTAAAAATTTCTCGCCATAAATTTATCCTAAGAAGAAGTCAGGTGGCATTTCGTTTTCTAACCTGATCCGCTCCCTCAGTTGCGTTATTTCATTAGTAGCATCATCAAATATCTGACGACCGTTAAAAGTAACTCCTCCTGGCAACTGTACACCTTCGAATTTCATAAGGTTTGATCCCCACTGCAACTTAATCAGCGCAGTAGCATATTCTTTCAACCACATATCATTATATACGGAAGTGTGTGTATCTGGATCGACTATGGAATAAATTTCAGCGATAATATAATCACCTGCTTTTATATCGTCTGCTTTGAATTCACCGAAGATATGAAGTCTGTCCTGATGCCGTGACCATTGAACTTGTGGTGTGCCATTCAACTTCATATCTAACATAGATAGGTATTGTTGCATCTGCTCGTAATATGCTAGATCTCCCGCAAAGTTCTGCAGGTCAGCAATATCATTAAGCATCATTTGATATTTGATATCGAAGAAGTTTCCTTGTGATCCGTTAAATGAACTGGATACAGGAAACATTTTAGTAACGGTCATCACGTTACTAGAGATAGGAATATATTCGTTAGTCACGTCTTCTGACGTTACTTGGTGCTTTAAGTATGTGCGGACGGTAGCATCAGAATGATACTCTTGATAATATTCTAATGCTTCGTCAATACGATCTTCAACCTGATCATCGTCAACGTTGATCTCGATTACTGGGTCACCTAGTCTTCTTTTACAATAATCAATAAGATCTTGTCTGGATGATGGAACTGCCATATCAAATAGTCTCCAAGTAAATAACTCTTTACCCTATTTATATGTTTTTTATTTTATAGTCCTACACCTAATTCAGCAGTTGGCGCAGTAAAGTTGGCAGTATATACTGCTTTCTTTACAAACCTGAAGTCTTGAATATACCCATTCCAATACTCACCCGAATTTGCTGCCAGATATGATGATCCAGGAGAATTATTAGCAGTATCACCAAGCATGAAGGTATCGCCTGTAAAGTTATTTGTTGTTGCCCAATCATCTGCGTATGCAGTTCCGTTCTCATAAAATGTTATGGTTCCATTATTCCTAACCAAAGCAACATGAATCCATGTATTAAGGGCAAAAGCACTAGTCCCTACAATCGGAGTTGATGGTGATGTTGCATATATACTGAGTTTCTTTTGACTGTTGATACCCATGTTGAACCCAACATTTGTTGCTCTGTTACATGACCAAAATGTTTGGTTAACAGGTCCACCAGTAAGAATGTATATCCACATTTCAACGGTGAAATCTCCGCCACCTAGACCTCCTGGTTGATACCATTTTATATAATCACTATTTCCATCAAACTTCATTGATGAGGATGTAGTGAATTTTCTAACAGAAGTGTCAGTTTGAGCAGTACCTGCAGTCACTAATGTTGCATTTCCTGTATTGGAATAAATTGCAAAATCTGATGTATTGTTCATTAATAGTTTTGTGTTTGTGACATGAGTATGCGCTTGTGTCGGCACAGTGATAGTTGTCTGGGTTGGATCATAAGGAGTTGAACCTTTTATCCATCTCATATCAGCAGTGAAATTTTCACTAGCATAACCACCACCAGTAGCAGATTTATGTATTTGAGCACCACTGAAATTAAATGCCGTAGAGTTTGTAACAGCAGACCCTTGCCTTTTGCCGTTAACAAACATTGACATATTATTTGATCCATCCCTACAAACAACAAAGTGATGCCATGCTCCTGGGAATAAATTTTCTCCGTTACTCGCGATTATATTAGATCCGTTTTGATAGAAATACCAGTCACGTCCACCAGATCCTGGAGTATCATAACCAATTTGTAAATTGCTATTGCCCCATGCTTCAACCAGTACCTTAATTACAGGATTACGATCAGTTGGGTGATACCAGAATTCTAAAGAAAATGCGCCATCAAAATTAAAGTCAGTGGTTGTTGGAAGTGTTATGTAGTTATTGCTAGATCCATTGGTATTGGAATTAGGAAAGTACATAGAACCGCCATGTGTTGCTGCAGTCCAAGGTTCACCGTCAAACGGTGTTTCTGGTTTAGTAAATTTACCTTCATAGACAGTACCTGATGCAGGATATATTGGATGAGGAATTGCAGTTTGAGAAGTCGAGAAGTTATCAATGTAAGGTTGCCCAGTTCCCATAAGAACTTCTGTAGTGCCTGAACTATGTATTCCTGGCGCTTGTGTTGGCATTGTAAGTGAAGCAGCATTAGAATATACACTTGCTCCGTTTACTGCTCTCATTCCAAAATAGTCAGCAAATGCTTGAAAATATCCTGAGGTATAGTTACCGTGTTGACCAATGACCCATGTACCAAGATCTGTTGAGTTTTCAGAAAATGCTTGTGTCTTAACTTCTACTCCATCAACATAGATTTTAATATTATTGTTGTATCTGTCATAAACAATCCAATGCCATTCACCATCATTAATTACTTGTCCAGTAGTTTGTGCAACATCATTAGTTCCTGACGTAAATGCTAATGTAAGTCTACCAGCATTATATTTAAGTGCATTGAATGCTGAATTGCCTGATGGATAGTTACAGAACATAATCCCTTCATCAGTTTGAGTGGTTCTAATCCACGTTTCGAATGTCCAGTCACCAGTAAACGCAAACGAAGCAGACGTATCAATAGCATAATCATTCGTAGTGGTTGAGATACAATATCCCTTAGATTCATCTTTGTAAGGTGAGAATGAACCAGCGTCTATTGTACCAGTTTCCGTTGTTGCTGTTTCTGCCTGAGAAGCATTAAGATATGTTATTCTATTAGTGTTTGCAAGAGTATTGCCTGTTGCTTTAACGCCAATCATAGTATCAGAAGAACTATCAACGATTGCAGAAAATGCTAGAGTGAAAGTGTTTGTGCCAGCACCAAATGCTACACCATCTGATGCCTTAAATGTGAGTGTAGCACTACCATCAAATCCTAATGCCGTTGCCGAATCTTCTGATCTTGGTGTAATAGTAAACACCGATGAATCTTGACTTAATGTCGCAAGTTTAAAGAAGTCACCACCAGATTCTACACTTAATACAAGGGATGCGTCAGCATTATCAGAATCCGTAGCAGTAACAGTAACTGTTTGCGCTACACCTTCAGAAGATAACGCGATTGTTCCTGAAGGACTGAGAGATAATGTCGGAGTCGCATTAATCAAAGCGACGTTATACCACCCAGATCCAGTAGAAAGATATAATCTACTGCTTGCTGTTATGTATGCTTGATCACCAGCAGTTAAACCTGATGTTGGTAATGCTCCGATAGAATCGTAAACAGTTAATGAAGATGCCGCAGCGATAGTAGAAACTTGAGCAGAATCTAATCCTACACTAGAAGATACATTCAACAAACTATTGTTATTAGTATTTGCTTGTTCTGTGGCGCCTAAGATTGCTGCTAGGTCTCTAGTTCTACTCATTTTAGTACCATCTCTCGATCGGGTTTATTGTTATATTTTGAGTTAGTTCAACTTTAACATCAGGATTAGAACCAAGCGTAGGATTTTCAATCACATCATTAGCATTTAATTTAAATGATCCTATTGTCTCTGCAATAGTAATGCTGATTGGATTATCTACCCTATTTCCTAAAGTTTGCCAACTATATGCTTTAGTGAGATGCCCAGCACTATCAATATCAGTGCTTGCAGAATCTAAAAGATTTATGCCGTACCAATCGGAGTCTACGTCTCCGACCATACTAAACTCTAATTTTGAAAGTGCTGGACTTGCCATTCTAGTCTCTCCGAATCATCATTGCATTAACAGATGTCATTGGGAAGTATTGGTATGTGACCCCATTAATTGTTGCACTATCACCCCAGAAACCAGCATTACCTACAGTGTGATATACGCCTGCCTTTGCTGACATATTAATCTCATCACCACCAAGAGCAGAGAAATCCATATATGATGGTCTTAGACGAATTGCTTTATTTCCGTTTGAATCAATATCATAAGCATTACCATTAATTGCATCCCATGCTTCGATATCGTTAGAAGCAACACCACCCCATTCTGTAGAGTAGAAGAATCCACGGTGTTGTGTGTATGAGGTGTAGTACGATGAGAATGGATTTGGATTTGCTAGAGCAGTAGGTCTTGCAGTAGTATTATCATCGGAAGTAGAACCTACAATACTCATCGTTGTATTTCCGTGTAAACCAACATTTCTTAACTTATCACCAATACGTTCATTGTAGATATTTCCTGGGAACATAACAATAGGTGCTTTACTGCCAGTGTTATCCCAAGTTGATGTATAAGCACCGCCATCACGATAGCAGAAATCTGCAGACGTTGTGCCAGTTCCGTTTGTAATGAACATAGCACATACAGGTACATTACTATCAGCGATTACGTTTATCTTATCTCTGTATTTCATTGCAGATGTTTGTGTAAACTGATAAATCGCACAAACATTTCTTTGGTCTTGACCATGTTGATCACTGCCTGTGAGTACTAATTTAGTTTGGTCAGCGAAAATATGAATTTCTCTGTTAGGAACATGACTTACACCCATGCCTCTAATATCAGCATCTATTGGGTTGGTCATGCTAGTGTTACCATACTGCATGTCCTCAATTCCTGTACCAACACGATTTCTAACCACTAATGTTGTCGCTGATCTAGGGTCATTGTATATGGCAGCGTTATCATGATCGCCTCTAAGACGCACATCACAATAAACTGTATGTCCAGTATCGTATGTGGATCTAAGTGTATATTCTGCACCATAATCTGCATCACTAGAATTGTAATCTAATGCAGTTGAAGAAAGTGTGCCCTTATCAGCAAAGGTCCAATGCGAACTATCCTTTGAATAGAATTCTGTTGCTGCCGAATCAATACCAGCATATCCATCAATGTTAGCAGGTCCTGTGCCATCGTAACAATCTGTGATTGCTTTCACAATCATTCTATTTCTTGTAGCAGCAGTTGTTGCCGACAGAAATCTCATTTTTGCGTACATTTTTTTTATCCCTTATTAAATGTCAAATTAACGTAAAGATCAGATCCTGCGGTATTAGATCCAACTTGAGTTATGTTTACTGTTAAATAATCATCTTTAGCAAGATTGATTGTATCGTTAGTAGTCCCGCTATTTAATGCGCCATCTGCGATTGTTACGGTTTTTACTGTAGTGGTACTATTCTTCACTATATTTATACTGATTGCTGCTCCTGCTGGAGCACCTTTTACGTATGCTTCGACATTTTTTAATATAGAAGCACCCTGTAAATAAAATCTTTGGACACCATCATACACACTTATGGTACCATTTTTATGATATGATTTGAAAAATTCTGTAACCGATTTTTCGAAAAGCATATTCACAAATAAATTTGATCCTGCAGTTTGAGAACCAACCTGCGTTATATTAACTGTAGCAAAGTCATTCTTCGCGAATGCTGTAGAGGATCCTGCTGATACGGTAGAAGCACCAGATGCTAATGTAATCGTATCTGTAATATCGCTATCATTCTTTTTAACATTTACAATTAAACTGCTACCAACTGGAGCGGTGGCCACCGTTGCAAGAATTGATTTAAGGTTTGTGTCCTTGTTAAAATAAAATCTTTGATCACCAGCAGCAACTTTAAGTCCTCCAGAATATTGAAATGTTCTTTCAAATTCATAACCGAGTGTAGCAGTACCAGAATCTGCACTAGCAGCAGGAGCACGGGCAGTAACATAATCACTGTCAACAAGAGATAAAACTGTAGCAGAGTCAACCCTTCCAGTGCCAGCAATTGCAAGAACATAATCTGAATCGATAAATGCTAATACTGTTGCAGAATCTAATCCTCCTGCTCCGCCACTACCAAACACTGACACATTTCCAGTGTTTTCTGCTTCAGTGAGTCCGAGTATTTTTGCGATGTCTCTATTTCTACTCATTTTACACCACTTTTCCTGAAATGTTATTGGTAACTAATGTTGTTATCTCTGCATTTGTTAGTGCCGATGAATAAAGCGCAACCTGTCTTACTGCACCTCCACCGACATCGCTATAATAACCACCTCGTCTTGCACTCACACCAAAGAATACATGACCAGTATCATTACCCAAAG